TTAATTCCTTTATAATATCATTGAACGACTGTTTATCTTCTTGCTTCTTAGCATCCAATTTACGAAACACGAGATCCAGAATCTTCTTTCGCCGCCATGAATCCTTTTCGTCATCTTCTGTTTCCTTGAATTTCTTTAGTAGTTCTTGGACGGACAGGTTGCTTGTAAGCTCGATGGTGGATCCAGTGGCATTTCCCGATAAATCAGTCGTAAACGCAACATTCATTTTATCTATATGATCTATAAATTCGGCCATTAATGTGGGAACGCCCAAGGTATTCTTAATTGTTTCCCAGTTCGGAATACTGATTTCAATAGACTCAATATATTTTTTCTCGGTCTCTTTATACTTCTTGTAATAAGGATCTTTGTCACCGCGATTAAAATAAGTGAATGGAAACATAAGTATGTTTCCTATCATACCAAGACCACCAGCTTTCGCCGTTCGAAGAGGCAAAAGGCCATACATTATGGGAGTTAAAGGCCTGGCGACACTCCCTTCTGGTCTTCCTGAATTATAATATATCGCACTGACAAAATAATAGAAGAAAAACATAAATATAATAATACTAACAGGGGTTGAAAAAAGACAACCCAGTAATACAAGAACAAATGTCAGTAGACGAATAGGCCATGGATTAAAGATTAATAGATTCGAACTCCAACTGGCAAACATTATTGCCATAGCGATTCCCAAAATTTTTAGAACTAATGCCCAAGAGGGTGTTAAACTAGTCCCTTTGCTGGACGCATCAGAGGGAGAATCGCTTTTAAAAAGCGGACCCAAATTAAGTAGATTGGAGGATGAATCATTTGAAAAAATATTTAGTAGATTCGAGGAAGAATCGCTTTTGAAAATATTTAACGGATTTGACGAAGAGTCGCTTAGATTTGTACTTACGTCAAATGTATCATAGCCGGTATCATCCTTTTTAAACAGATCCATGGCCCTCTGAATATGTGTACCAATAGGACCTCTGACAACAGAACGAATGCCATCGGTGACTTTCTGTTGAACCATATCCATCGCTCCAATCGCGATAGAATCCATTTGCCTCTGTGAATTCCGTATAAAATTAGAGGGCGTACTTGAGCCCACCCATACCCGCATTCACCACCACCCAGTTCAGATTTTCAACGTAAATGGCAACGTTGATTCCATAGTTTGTGAATGGCAACAGTGGATTCGGATTCAAGTCTACTTGAAACAGACGAACACGACTGGAATTGAGCGATCCGTCGGGCTGTTGATTAGGACTGTGGAGACCAAAGGGATACACGATAATATTGGGATCTGGCAGGCCCGCCAAGTACTTCCATGGAACAACCTGCGAATAATACTGGACGGGCTTCTCCTCCTGGAGCTGGTTACCGTCCCCAAAGACTGTCAAGGTATTTAAAATCAGCATTTGGCCTGCCTGGATCAGTTGGCCTGTGGCATTGGGAAAAGGGGCCGGTGTAATCGGGGCCAAATAAGGTGCTGCCGGATAGAAGGGCCAATTGGACCAATTGATCACATCGTTACGATTCAAGGCATCCGTTCTGGTTGGCAAAATAAACATGCGATTAATGGGGTTATGTGTGCGAATCTCCGCAAAGTCCCTCGACACGATCGTAAAGTCGTAGCGGGTCACCTGCCTTACGAGGTACTGAAGGGGCGTCGAGGCGAACATCTGTCGCTCTTCATCCGTTAAATACACATAGGTTGCCATAATTCTCGGATTGATCTCCCAGGTTGGGATGAGAGGTGGAGGAGTTCCAACATCCGTTAGAAAGGGCCCAATATTCGCATAGGTTAACTCAGGGCTTTGAATATAGGCGACATTGATTGGCTGGGTCGCATTGGACGTTGTCTGTAGATACAGTGGGTTCACGTAGTTCCCACTCAGATCCCGAATCCTATAGAGCTCTTGAATGGGTGCCAGATCCACCTGAATCTCACATTCCTGGTACTGGAGTGACAACAAAGGCAGTGCTTCAAACGTCGATTCCTCGAACCAGAAGGGCAAGGGGATTGCCAGATCCCGTCCCTTAATCGACGGAGCATTCAGATTTCCATTGGACGGATCTGGATAGACAATCGGATAGCCTCCATTTGTTGTGACAGATCCAGGATCATACAGTTCGGGGATGTCTCCTACGAGTGTTCGCCACTTCTGATAGGAATTCGCATCAAGGTCGGACTGAGCCTTAACTGTGATATACTGTCCGTCGAACTCCTGGATTTTTTGGCCACCGATATAGACACCGACTCGTCGAATGAGATGACAGCCGATACACCGTGTCCACTGGAATTCTGTTTGTGTTTCACGACCATAGGGATTCTGGCTTGGATCCTGTAAATCAATATACTTATTGTAAATATCTGGCAACGTTATAACCAGATACATGTCTCGTACAAGATCTGCGACTCGTTGAATCTTATACCGAAGTGTGATCGGCTGATCTGTAAAGAGTTCTTGTGGGCCCTCTAAGGGTTGTGTAACTGATTCTTCCGCAAAGTGTGCGTATTTCTTATACGTTTTGTAAAAGAATGTAAAGTCTGGATTGCCACTCAGCAATACATTCTGTGCTCCGTAGGCTACAAGTACATATAGTCCTCCTCCTGGCATATCCCTAATTAAATGGTGTTATTCTATTATGTTTAGGCACGCATGAGATTTCTGTTTCATAGCCTTATAGGGTTATGAAATAGAAGGTTTGAGTCTACTGACTACTGGCTGGTCCACTTTGTAACGCCTTAGCGTTACAAAATGTATTCCGTCAATAAGGCAACGCCTTATTGACTGGTCCACCAACTGTCCTGTAAGTATTGTGGCATTACTCCTCCCTGGGCTCCCGCAATTTCTGTAGAAGGCCCCTCATTCATCAACATGGTAATCTCCGAATAACTTAATGCGTAATTAAAGTAATACAGTCTGCTCAGCATACCCTTCATGACCCCAAAGATATCAAAGGAATCCTCATCTTCCAAGGATCGAACTGTCTTAGGGAGTGTAACACGATCCTGACGAAAGGCCATGATATCCTGGTAATTCTGATAAGGTAGAGACCCCTCAAATCCAAGTCGCTTCTTCAAGTTTCCATTAATATAAATTTCCATGTGTGTTGATCGGCAGACAAGAGCCACATGAACCCATTTACCAATCGGAAAATTATCAATTTCGGTATATTTATTCCAAGTTCCATATGTATTCATGTAGACACGCAAGATATTGGTATCAGACCGCATATAAACGCCGGGACCAAGGAGCGGATACTGACGGGGACTGCCCTTATGAAAAATATGATTGAGACCCTTTTCTTGACGGAAAGCGGACGGATGGACCATCAAAAAGAAGCTATAAGAAAATTCTGGCCCCGATCGCTCATTATCGGACAGATAAATGGAGGATGAATTGGGAGAATTAGGATTTTGATTGATCGTATATGACTTTTCTTCCGTGGAATACGTAATCGGAAGGAGTTCTGTACGATTCATTTTGAGCCGATGAAGCATATTGTAACTGGCTTCCAATCCAGCCAGCACCAAATATATGACGAATGGAACGAGCAGACCAATCATCACCTGAGACCAGGGACCAGTTTGATTTAGAACGCTACTGTTTCTTGGCTGAGCGAGAGCCGCCGTATTTGACCGAAAGAGTTCCATACCTATCGTTAACTATGAAATAAAAGCCCGTTCATCGGAATTTTATTAAATACCATTTATATCACCGTAATGCCTACTCAAACAGCGATCTTGCCTTATCTTTCATATTAGACAACGCCTTGTTATCAGGTTCAAAAAACCCCTTCAAATAATCAAAGAAATCAACTGGTTGGTCCAGTCCCATCATGTAATTTTTATAGACTACATCGGGTGATAGGGCAGTGTCATACATCATTGTATTCTGAATATAGCCGCCAAACCCGCCATAACCAAGTAACGTCGCAGAATATCCCCCACCATCAACCCTGTAATTAGCCTCAAGAACACAGCTTCTTGCTAGCTTCCCATCCATATAGATATCCACTGTACGGCCATTTACTGCGACTGTGATATTGATCCATCGCTGTAAATCCACCTCGGGTAAATCGCAACCAGATTCCGATATATTCTGATCTCCCGTAGACAAAGACTGGAATAAGCTTGCTCGATTGCTTGCCGATAGATCTGATCCACTGTTCGTCACAGCCCCTAACATCTTGCTATGAAGCCGTACATGTAACTTGGGCTGATACCCTCCCAAATAGACACGAATTGTATCAAAAGAGGAACCCCCAATACTCATAATGTGCTTGGGTCGTCCATTGTGATAGGACCAGTTCTGGATATAGATCCATGTGGAAACGCTGAACTCGCCTCCATCATATAGAGGAGCCATTGCGGTACTCGGGACTACAATCTGTCCCGAATCCGTAACATTCGCCTCTGTGCGTTTTCCAAGTAGGATATACTCGCTAGCCCCTGTTGGGCCGAACAAATACTGATAGAGGTAGTAAATGCCGATTATGCCAAAAATGATAATAATACCCTGTATGAATACTCTTGCTGATTCATGCGATGAGTTTGAATTCATGACCCTCTAAATCTATATTAGGATAATTAATTATATATAGTACCCCATAATTTGAGTCTATTTGCTGGCGGGGAGGTTACAGGCGTACATCCCATACCGGGAATACAGGCAACCTGTAGATTTTTGAGACCATCTGCCAGAATATTGGGTAAAGGAAAGGATGGATCCACTGGGGGTGCCCCGTTCGTATCAGCCAAAGAGTTCCTCAATCCGACTATTTCACTAGGACTCATGCGTTTATCATTCGCAAGAATATTCACAGCAGAACCAAGAAGTTCCTTAGAACCAATCATAAGCGGATTGGACACAGGATTAGGATATTTGTCTAAACGATGGGATGCTACAATGCGATCATTATACATCACATCAAATCGGCGACCATCCCTTAGAATCGTCAAGAATACCCATTTTTGAAGTGGAAACGCCGGTAATGGTATAGTTTCTACTCCATCCTTTCGAAACACGCGAAGTTGTGTGAGAACCGGACTGATTTCAAATATCAAGGCGTCACGAATCTCTACTAGTTGAATTGGATTGGTCCCCTGTGTCCGATTCCCAAATCGAACATTAAAAAATCCCGATAATGTCGAACCGCCCGATGACAATAATTTTTTACGTGTATTTTCGGAGTCGAGTGCCTGATAGGGTATATCAAGAGGAATCGACGTCGATACAAGATATTCTACGCCATTTCCAGATTTAATAATACTCATAGACAAATAATATGTCATCATAAGTATTAGTATTAAAAGCAGAACCAATAAGAACATGGGCATCCCTACCGTTTGATTCTAAAATTAATCTGTCTTAGGTTTAATATCATCCTCTGACTCAACTTTATTATCGCATACACTCACACTGGGTATGAGATTGATATCCGTAGGTTTTGTAGGTTCTAAGCTGGGCTTTGAATAGCGAATTTCGGAAGGCGTTAGCACACGATCCCAGAGCTGTAGATTATTGACACGGGCCAAATCGACCATCTGTCCCTGTGGTGGTGAAAAATCACCACCCGATTGTCGGGGAGAAGCATCAAGTGTTCGCGTTTTAATGAGTTTTCCATTTATATAGGCCTCCATTGCCATATCCATAATAACAATACCTAGACGGAAAGGTGTCTGAACTGGAACATTCGGAATTGTAATAGGCTCTTCATTGTTACTAGAATTCATCAGAATGATTACCATATCTGTCGTATCTGGTTTGAGAGCCACTGTGATAGATGTAACATCCAGAGATTTGCCCTTTTTACCTGGATCAGGATCCAAAGAAGAACCCCGCATAAAAATCGGGCGATTCTTATTGCTAAATGTGAGTGGATTTAATATGACAATATCCATCGTCATTGTGAAATTCGCGGATCTGCCGGCAAGTCGTGTCTGGATATCTTTAATAGGCGACACGACGGTCCCAGGTTTCCAGAATAATTCGCTGTCATTGAGACCTGGAACAGGAATAAATCCTGGTCCACCTGGACTTAGTTGAAAGATAGGCCTCACAAAGTAGTGGACAAGCAACAGGATCATGAGCAGAATCACTGATACACTTAACAAATATCCGACGATTGCTTTCCATCCTGTCAAGTAACTGCTACTATAGCCACTACTATAGCCACTACTTGCTCCAAAAGGGTTAAATCTGCCGAAAGACCCCATAAACCCAGTTGAAG